AGGCAGTCAACGCCATCTGCGGGCCGCAGCTTGCCCTCAACGCGCGCCCCGATCCCGATCTCTTCGGCGGGCCGCAGGCGAGTGCCGACTGGGCGCGCTCCGTCGAGCGTCGCTTTGCGGCATGGGCCAGCGCGCCCTTCCACTGCGATCTCTACGGCCGCCAGTCTCTCGGTCAGATGTGCGCACAAGGGACCAAGCAGTGGTTCGGCACGGGAGAGATCGTCGGCGTGGTCCGCTTTCGCCAGCGCGAAGGCAACACGCATGGCACCAAGATCATGCTGCTGCCATCGAAGCGCATTCCGTTCGGCGCGCGCGATCCCAATGCCGTGCAGGGCATCGTCCTCGACGCTGACGGTTGCCCGGTCAAGACATGCTTCGAAGTGTGGGACTGGCGCCAGCCGGCGATGATCGACGAAATCGTCGTCGCCAACCGCGATGAGATGGGCCGGCCGCAGGTCATCCACATCCACGACAGCCCCGCGACCGCCATCAGAGGCATTACGCCGCTCGCGCCTGCGCTGCGTGTTGTCCGTCAGTTCGATCAGCTAGCCAACGCGACGCTCACTTCCGCTCTGATTCAGGCCATCTTCGCGGCGACGCTCGAATCCGCGATGCCGAGCGATCAGGCGTTCCAGGCGCTTCAGTCGGTGGATGAGCAGACGACGCCGAGCGACGGCCACCCCGACCGCCCCGCCGAGACGGTGTCCGACGGCTCGCCCTTCGGCACGTATCTGTCAAAGATCGTGCAGTGGTACCAGCACACGCGTCTCGATGTCGGGCAATTCGGAAAGGTCACGCATACATTCCCCGGCGAGGCGCTGAAGTTTCACACCAACAACACGCCGAATGCGACTTACCGGGATTTCACCCGGTTCCTGCTGCGCGAAATCGCCAAGTGCATCGGCATCACCTACGAGCAGCTAACGGGCGACCGCGAGGGCGCGACGTATTCCAGCGAGCGCATGGGCGGCGCCGAGGCGTGGCTGACGGTGCTTCATCGCCGCCGTCATATCGCAGGCCGCTTGATGCAGATCGCATACGAGGCGTGGCTTGAAGAGGACATCGAGACGGGCGGAACGCCATTTCCCGATGGCATCGCCGGCTTCCTTGCGCAGCGCGACCGCGCTTCCGCCGCCGACTGGCGTGGACCGCCGCGCCCGACAGCCGACGACCTGAAGACGGCGAAGGCCAACGAGGTCAAGCTGGCGAAAGGCATCATCACGCTAGAACACTGGTGCGCGGAAGAAGGCCTAGACTGGGAGGATGTGCTGGAGCAGCGTTTGCGCGAGCAAGAGCGCAAAGCAGAGCTCGGCGTGGAAGACCCCGCCCCGGCGACGCCGGCACCCGGCAGACCGGAGGGCGGTGGCAATACGCCCGAGGAAACGTTCGACGACGATGAGCGCGCGCCGCCGAATTGACGGCTGCGGGACATTCGCGGGACAAGTCGACCTTATGGAAATCTGCTGGACCGATCCTTGCGCGCGTGCGCAGGCGCTGCGTGAAGCGCGCTGGAAGCTGATCGCGGGCGGCCAGCCGACATCCGTCGAGTATTCCAGCAACGAGACGACGCGAAAGGTCACCTACAGCGCAGCCAATCTGCCGACGCTCGACAACGAAATCGCCCGCGCCGAGGCGGAATGTGCGGCGCAGACTGGCACGCCAGCGCCAGCAGCCTCGCGTCGCTACGCGATGACGGCCGGCTCTCGCGGGTCCGGCTTGAGGATCATTCAACCATGAGGCTACGTCACGCAGAGCTTCTGACGCGCATCGTGAATACGCCTCTATGGGCGCATCCGCGCAAGGTGGCGATCCTCTACAACGTGCTTGCCGATCGCGCATCCGCCGCAGCCATCGAGCTTCCCGATACAGCCGATGCGCTCGCCGTCGATGCGCTCGCGTCGTCTATCAACGTCAAGCGTCCAACCCCTGCCGCGTCCCGCTTCGAAGGCGACTTCATGTTGACCGAGGACGGGCGCGGCATTCAGCCCTTCAAGTTTCACAAGCCGTCTGGAACCGGCATCATCACCGTCGAGGGATCGCTGATTAACCGCGGCGCGTGGATCGGGTCCTACTCGGGGCAGACTTCCTACGAGGGCATTCGCCACCAGTTGACGCGAGCGCGCGACGATGCGCGCGTAAAGGCGATCATGCTCGACTTGCATACGCCGGGTGGCGAGGCGGTGGGCGCATTCGAGGCAGCGGGCGCAGTCCGCTCTGCCGCTAAGCGCAAGCCGGTCGTCGCGCTGGTCAACGGCATGGCCGCTTCTGCCGGCTACGCGCTCGCGTCCGGTGCAACCAAGATCGTGACGACGGCGGACGGCATCACCGGGTCAATCGGCGTCGTCATGCTCCACCTCGACCACTCCAAATTTCTGGAGCAGGAGGGAATCGCGCCGACGTTCATCTTTGCCGGCCAGCACAAGGTCGATGCAAACCCGCTTCAGCCCCTCGATCCCGACGTTAAAGCGGAATTGCAGGGTGAGGTACAACAGTCCTATGAACTGTTCATCGAAACGATCACAGAGGGCCGCGGCAAGCGCGCGTCGAACTACGCGAGGTCAAGCGAGGCGCGCGTGTTCATGGGCCAGAGCGCAGTAGACGCGAAGCTGGTCGATGAGATTGGCAGCTTCGATAGCGTGCTGGCTGAACTGTCAGGCAAGCGAACGCAGCGGAGAAAGAGCATGGACGGTAGCGCCGAGGAAGACACGGTAACGACAGCCGAAGCAACGCGCGCCGTCGAGGCTGCGCGACTGGAAGGCATCGCGGAAGGACGGCGTCTTGCAGCGGAGCGGCTGACGGCGGTTCTCGCGAGCGAGGCCGTCAAGGGTCACGAGACGTTCGCGCTCTCGCTCGCGCTCGACAATCCCGAGATGAGCGCAGAGAACGTCGTCAAGGCGTGCCAGCGTTTGCCGGCGCCGTCCGCCGCACGCAGCGTCGCCGAGCGAGGCGATCCGAATCTGGCGCGCATCAGCGGTCGCTCGACGCAAGCAGAGCTTGACGCAGGCGGCGATCCCAATGCAGCGCCCGGAACCGACTTCATGGGTCAGGCCGCAAGCGGAATTGCGAAGGCGCAGCAGGCGCGTCGGGCGAACTGATCCGGCTTAACGGAGGCAACATATGGCTGTGCCAAATGCAGTAGCGTGGGGGCCCGAGCTTGCGGCGATCCACTATCTGGTCAGCGAAGCGAAGGGCTATCGCTCGCGCGAGAGCATCGTCCTGTCCTCGACCATAGACGCCATCGTGGCGCGCGGAACCATCCTCGGGAAGCGGACGAAGGGAACGGCTGCGGCGGTGACGCCTGCTGCTTTCGCGCACAACGCCGGCAACGCCACGGTCGGCGCGGTTACTGTCGATGCGGGCGCGACGGCTGGCACCTACAAGGCGATCTTCACGACCGCGACGACATTCAACTTCTACAATCCAGCGGGCATCCTCGAGGGCGGCGGCTCGACCGGCGTCGCGTTCTCGGCCGGCTCGCTCAACTTCACCATCACGGCAGGCGGCACGCCGATGGTTGCCGGCAACGGCTTCAACTTCCCGCTCGCCTATGCTGCCGGCTCGCTCGAATGGGTACCGTGGACGCCTGCCGCGACTGATGGCTCGGAGGCTGCCTCTGGCATCGCCTACGACAATTACGACGTGACGGGCGGCGTTGACGTTCCGGCGACTGCGCACGTGCGCGAGTGCGAGGTTCAGCGCGCCTCGCTGGCTTTCGTCGGTACGCCGACGCAGCCCGAGAAGGACGCCGCCTACGCGGCGCTCGCTCTCAATCAGATCATCTTCCGCTAGGCGCGGCGCGGGATAAGGGGAGCAACGGCGACAATGCTGTCACTCGCAGAACTTCTGTCCAGTTCAGCCTTCCGCGCCGTCTCCATGACGGATGCGGTCAACCTCATCCAGCCGCCGCCGCTGCTGCTCGAAGGATTTGGCGACAGGCTATTTCGCAAGCGTCGCGTCAACACGCGCATGATCGCGATGGCACGGAAGGGCAACGCCTACGTGCTGGTCCCGACCTCTGCGGTCGGGGCGCCGCCTGTCGAGCTTGAGCTTTCGCAGGGCGATATCGTGCCGTTCATGCTGTGGCGCATGGCGAAAGGCTCGACCATCCTTGCCGAGATGCTGACGGGCGTCATCAACCAGACAGAGACGCGCGCCATGCGCACCATCGCGCAGGAAATGGCAGAGCGGCAGGCGCAAATACTCGTCGACTATCAGGTGACGTTCGAGCACATGCGGCTCGGCGCCATTACGGGCATCGTCTACGACGCCGATGGAACCACGGTTCTGAAGGACTGGTATACGGCGTGGGATACTGTCGCGCCGACGCCCATCGACTTCGCCCTGACGACATCCACGACCAATGTTCGCGCCAAGCTCCAGCTTGCCTACGATGCCGTCGTGGACAACGCAGAGGGCGCGTGGGTCGCCGGCGCGGAAGTTCATGCGCTTGCCGGCCGCAACTTC